CCCTCTATCACTACTGTTTTACAAAGACGTAAGATGGAAGGTCTTATGGAATGGAGAAAACGAGTTGGTGATGATGTTGCAAACTATGTTGCAGAACAGCTGCACACAGAGGAACTAAGGTTCATCATATGTGTGAAGACTTTCTAAACAACAACTTTGATGAAGAAATACACAAGAAAAACTTTCTTCCTTATGTTCTTTTTGGTCAAATCAAACCAGTACTTATCGAAAAAGTAGATAACATCTATGCACAAGAGTGTGGGCTATACTCTGATAAATATAAAGTAGCAGGGCGAGTCGATTGTATTGGTGAATACAATGGAATCCCTTCAATCATTGATTTTAAAACTTCTACAAAAGAACGCAATGATGATTGGAACGAGTCCTATTATATTCAGGCATCTGCATATGCAGAAATGTTTGAAGAAAGAACTGGAATAGAAATCAATCAGATTGTTATTCTAGTTGTAACAGAAGATGGAATCGTTCAAGAGTTCATAAAAACAAAACATGACTACTTACCATTATTAGTAGAAACTATTGACGATTTCACAGAACATTGGGAAAGAGAAGAAAATGAAATGGTTCATAGTAATAATAATGACCACGCAGCTTAATGTAGGGCAACCAGAAACACCTTTGTGGATACCAGAGATAGCTTTTGATGCAGAAGAAGAATGTAATACTTTTGCAAGAAATAATCAAATAAGACTTTTTAGAAAGTCTATAGAAGCATATAAAGGTTCTATACTTCCTACTGCTCTGAAATGTATTGACCAAAACCTAATGAATGAGTTGGGAAAATATATAGAGAGAATCAAAATGAAGAACTTATTTAGTGCATTGGTTTTATCACTTGTTATGGGAACAAGTGCGTATGCAGAACACGAAAAGAATACATACAATTCACAAAAACCAGTAAGTTGTAATACACTAGAAACTGTAACTGCTCTTGTTGGTGGTCAATTTGGTGAACTTCCATATATGCAGGCAGATGGACTTGCAGCTGCAACAGACGGTAGACAGTTTATAAAAACACAAGTAGTTGTTGCAGTTAACCTAGAAACTAATACGTTCAGTGTTGTAGAGATAATTAATCCACAACTTGCTTGTATTATCGCTGGTGGTAATAACTTTAGATTTGTTAAATCACCAGCAAAAGAAACTAGTATCTCATGGGAGAAATAAATGTACGAGTATAAGTGTAAGGTAGTTAGAGTTGTTGATGGAGACACAGTTGATGTAGATATTGACTTAGGATTTGGTGTCTGGATGNGAAAACAACGTATACGAATGTATGGAATAGATACACCAGAATCTAGGACTTCTGACAAAGTAGAAAAGAAGTATGGACTGGCTGCAAAAGACTTTTTAGTAAAATGGACTAATGCTGGTGAGCTTACTTTGAGAACTTTCAAAGACGATAGAGGTAAGTTTGGACGTATACTTGGTGAACTATGGTGGGGTGGAAAACAAAATATTAATCAACTTCTTGTTGATAACCACCATGCAGTTCGTTATCATGGACAATCTAAAGAAGACATTGCAGAAGAACATTTGAAGAATAGAGAAAAAATAAACTTGACAATAGAAGAGTAATCTGATATAAATAGAATCACAATTTGTTGATACAAATCGAAGACTGGGCAGGACATGGGGGCAGTACCCATCACCTCCACCATAACTAAACCTCGATTGAGGGGGTGAACTAGGTTCGACTGACAGAGATAGAGGCGAGTAGAATTGTCGGATGACTGCGTNATAGGTCAAAACTGTAAATGCAAACGATAACTTTGCGCCTGTTGATTACGCCCTTGCGGCCTAATTAAACTGAGTTTTGATGGTGTACTTGGAAACAGAAACATCATCACCAGTTTTAGAGTTTTCGGTGACGGCCGAAATCGCATTGTGCAAGGAAGAGCTTCTCACCAAGAGTTGCGAACTTGACTAGTTAGAGGTGGTACTCAGGCATGGTTGCAGAAATGCGTTGTGTCACATCAATCTACCGATTGGAACTAGGTTCTGAAAATAGCGAGAATGGTATCTTGGTTTTTCAGTTGTAGGTGTACCCAAGTCCTACCAATGCATTATTATAAATTAGTGGAGAATATTATGAGACAATGGGTATATGATTGCTGGAACGGTGTGATGGACGCAGAGAGAAATCCACTAAGACACATCCCACATTTACAAACAAGACATATGATACTACAAATACTTGCATGGGTATGGTGTGCTACATTTGCACAACTTGTGGGTAGTTGGTATATATTTGGTTTTAGTGCAATCGCTCATGTTATTTTACTAGCAACGATTGTACTCACAGTGGCTACATTTGAAACTGCAAAACGTAGTCCAAATTTTTTCAATAACTTCCCAACATCAACACCAAGTCGTGCAAGAACCATGTGGATTGACGGTAAGAAAGTTGAGTTAGACCCACAAGATAAAGGTGGAGAACATGAGTAATCAACACAACTATTGCACTATGAAAGGACTTGGTTATGCGTTTGCAATACTAACATTCTTTATCATAGGTGTTCCTTGGGGTATGACATATATTATGGTAGGACATAATGATTATGCAAGATATTGTAAAATGACACCAGTATTACCTTGTTTTGGGATAAGTGAAAATGACACCTAGAGAAGAAGCACAAATAGAAGCAGAACAAACATTTGATAAATTTATTTTATACAGTAAAAGAACTGTATTAGTTATTATATTTCTTTTGGTTGGCGTAGTTGTAGGATGTAATAGTGGGGTTGATGGTACACAAGGTGGATATGATGGTGAAGTATATAATCCTAGTAACTTGAGTGTTAAAAAATGACAAATATTAATTTCAGACCTATCTTTCCATCACCACTTGGATATGTTAATTTTGGTGAAGCCAATCGTGATTTAAATAAAAGATTAATTGAAGACATTGAAACTGAAATGTCAGAAAATGAAGGAAAGACAAAAACATTTAGAAAAAATGATATGTCATGGCAATCTTTTCCACGAATGGAAAGAAAGTACAGTAGTTTTGAAGAACTTAGATTATACATTTCTGACTCTGCTAAACCCATACTACAAGAGAGTGGTGTAACTTATGCAGCTGCACAACAACATAGAACAGAAGGACTTTGGGCAAATGTCATTTTAGGTGCTGGTGGTTACTCCAGACCACATATACATGGTCATGGTAGAACTTTATGGAGTGGTGTATACTATCCAAATGGGTTACAAGGTGATGAAAATCTAGATGAGTTTGTTGAAGACGATTACATAATGAATAGGTTTGAAAGGCACGTTGATGGTGCATTGGTTATATTTGATAATGCAAGAGTTGAGAAAGGATTAGTCCTTACACAATTTGATGATAGAGAATTTTATGGAAGTGAAATGATGGTGAAACCTAGAGAGTCATTACTTATACTTTTTCCAGTATGGTTAATGCATATGGTAACACCCTTGACAACTAACGAAAAAAGGTATAGTATATCTTTTGGTATCAATAAACCAATGTGAGGTATGATGGAAGAAGTCGAAGAAAAATTAATGACACCGAAAAAGTTCTCTATTGCAATAGAGAAAACAGTGAAAGAGTCTGGTGGAACTTATATGGACGCATTACTTGATTACTGTGAAAAGTATCAGTTAGAACCAGAGATGATTAAACCCTTGATAACTAAATCTTTGAAAGAGAAGGTTGAGGTAGATGCAAGAAACCTTAACTATCTTCCAAAGGTTGCAACACTACCAATATGATGGAAGCATACGAAGCCTATAAAATATATCACGCACTAAAGTTACATTTTAATAGTGACTATGACTATAACAAATATCATGGAAAAGCGAAAGTGACTGTAGATTCATATCTCAAGAGAAAAGATAAACCTTTCTTTGCAAAAGTAGCACGAAAGTATCTTACTCCAGAAAATACCAAAAACTTTTTCATATCTAATTTTATTGTCAATCCTAAAGGTTGGGTTGGTAATTTTAATGAACAAAACTATGATGACTATCGTAAGAGAAATCAAAGTTTAAAATATAATTACAAAAATGAACTATCTGAATTATTTCAAAAGATAAATGTATTTGATGAATTATTTCATGTAAAAGAAGGTCAACATCCCTTGTTGTTAAAACAATTTCTTGCAAAGAGAGTTAGTATAGAAACTATGTGTATCATGGAAACTTTACTAGAATATTGTAAGTATTGGAATGAGGATATTGAAGAGCAGTATGTCTGGAAAGAACAAGAAAAACTTATAAAAAATTACAGTTCTGTCTTGACTTTTGATAAAAGTTTGTATAAAATTATAACAATGTCAACCTTAAAGGAGTGTTTAGATAATGGATGACCAAAATTCTAAAGTTCTTTCAGTGATGAAAGAAAGAGACTTCTACCAAGCTAAGGTAGAGGAACTCCAGAACAGAATTAAAGTTCTGGAGTATGACAATGCAGAACTCGTAAAGAGAGATGCAGAGTTATCTCAGAGATGCAAAGACCTTGCATCTAAAACACCTTTCAAAAGACCCCCACGGAGATTTGCTCGTGGGTAGGTCTTACAAGGTTTATCAGGCAAAGTACCTTATCCCTAAATCGGATAAGGGGCCTGCTTTTACACTAAATGCTGACCCAGCGAAGTTTCATGCAGAACTTCACAATGATGGTAAGTTNTGTGCGTTTATAACTAGAGACACCTATGCAGAAGCAAGAGCAGAAGGTGAAAATCATGTTAGGAGAGATGAAGTTGCAAGTCAAACTAGTTGACAAAATGGGTTCTGACCTAACAGTTGTAAACGCAGCTCGTGTCTCATTCGCAAAAGAATCTGAATGGGAGACAATTCCAGAGGGTGGTCAAATTGAAGGACTACTTTCACTTGGGGATGAAAAACTAATTAAGTATCTTGCAAAACACAATCATTGGAGTCCTTTTGGACATTGTAATATGCAGTTTCATATCAAGGCTCCAATCTTTGTTGCAAGACAACTTGTAAAACACCAAGTCGGCTTGGTGTGGAATGAAGTATCTAGACGATATGTAGATGATGAACCAGAGTTCTACATACCCAAAAAATGGAGACTTAAAGCCGATAACAAGAAACAAGGTTCTAGTGATGAAACCGTTGAATATGACATACAAGGTACAATGCAGTTCATGAAACAAACATATCATAATTTGTTACGAGAACAAGTTGCACCAGAGATGGCAAGAATGGTTTTACCACAGAATTTATACACTGAATGGTATTGGTCTGGTACACTGATGGCTTTCGCAAGAGTATGTAATCTACGTTGTGCAGAAGATACTCAATGGGAAACTAGACAGATTGCAAATCAGATTGATGAATTTGGTAGTAAACTTTTTGAATATTCATGGAAAGAA